ATAGCTGATACAAGTAAAGAACTTAATACAATTGAATTTAAGGACTATTGCGAACAAATAAGGGTGTGGTCTATGTCAGAGTTTAATTTTGTCTTAGAAGAACCAGAAACAAACAAATAAGACTTATTTATATTATATAATATGGAAAACGAACAAAAACGAACACAAGAGAATAAAAAGAAGTTAATAGAAGCTTTAGAAAAATCATTAGGTATTGTAACAGAAGCTTGTGATAAAGCACAGTTAAGTAGAACACAGTTTTACAAATGGTACAAAGAAGATAAAGAGTTTAAGAAACAAGTTGATAATATTGACGGTAAGTTTATAGACTTTGCAGAAACACACTTGAAAGAACAAATAAAAAATAACAATACACAAGCTACAATATTTTACTTAAAGACTAGAGGGCGTAAAAGGGGTTATGGTGACAGTTTAGATCTAACTACAAATAACGAACCTATAAAAATAAACATAAATATAGACGGTGTTGAATATTGACGCAAAGTTTACTAAAACACAAGGACAAGCAATAAAGTATCTATTTGACAATAACACTACAGAAATACTATATGGAGGTGCAGCAGGTGGTGGTAAATCTTTTATTGGTTGTGCATGGATTATATTACTATGTATTAAATATCCTAAGACACGTTATTTAATCGGGCGTAGTAAATTAGACACATTAAAGAAAACTACATTAAATACATTCTTTGAAGTATGTAGTTTATATAATATAAAGTCAG